GGGCTGGCACCTCATCAGGTCTCATTCCTGCTATCCCGCCAGTGTGATACCTAGTTGCATTATTAAAAGCGCCAATACCAACACTCCGAGACATAGATGAAGAACCTACAATTCCGCCTGAATGATGTGCCGAATAAATACCTGAAGGTGCACCACCGGTAAAATACCCACCTACAGCAGAACCGATTGAGGAAATAACATTTCCAAATCCACCTGAACTTGAACTGCCTCCTAAGCCAAATGAATTTTTTAAAGGCTCAATAATAGCCATTTCGAATGCTATTTTTTGAATATTGCTGATGATAGATCCGGCCATATCCTCAAAATCAAACTTTCCATTTTGGGTAAATCTAAATAATGAATCACCCATGTCATCTATTGTGCTATCATAGAAGTTTTTTATTCTTTGATTTTCATCTTTAAAATCATCAGTGATCTTTTTATTTATATTTTTTAATTTATCCTTTTTTTCAGCCTCTAAGCGCTCAATCAAATCAAGCCTTTCGAGCGTACCCTCTTCAGTATTTTTGAGGATGATTTTAAGTCTGTTTTTATATGACTCTTCAATTGCTTCCTCTTCAGTGCGCAGGGACTTTTTAAGAGAGTTAAATTCTTTTTTCTGAGACTTTAAAGTTTTCTCTGCAAGTTGTTTTTTTCTTTCTAAATCCCTTTCATAACTTTCTTTTTTAGACTGCTGAAGATCTTTTATAGATTTTATTTGGCTATCAATATTCTCTATCTCTAAAACATCAGAGGAACTTTTATCGGGTCCGTTTAATCTTCTTTGAAATTCAGCTCTTTTATCCAAGAGAACATTTATAGCCTGCTCAAACTTTTCTCTTTCAACCAAGACATCAACTGTTTTCCTTAATCCTATCCTTTCCTGTTCAAGCTCTATTTTTACAGATTCATTTATTCGGTCTTTTTGAGTTTGCTCAATCTCCTTTTCTATTCGTCTTTTTTCATTAAGTAAAATACTTAACTGTTGGCCTTTGTCGGATTTACTGCTTAAAGCTGTGCCATCAGAGGATGAATCATTTATTAAATTATTGATTCTTTCTTTAGTTTTAACTAATTTTTCCTGCGCAGATAAATTATCTTCTTCTAACTTTAATTTTAGATTATTTATATATTCTAAATTTTTCTGTTTTACTTCTATTATACGAAGCTCTTCAGCCCTCTCTGCCTGAGCTTTTTCTTCTTGATCCTTAAGAAAAGCAATCATTTCGTTATTTAGTTTTTCAGAAGCAGCTTTCCGGGATTTAATATTTTCTATTTCACGATTAACAGCGGCCTCAAATTGCCTTTCTGCACTTATTATATCTTTGCCTCTTCTTCCATTAAAACCCCTGCTTACAATCTTATCTTTAAATCCTCCAGGGTTATTACTATTAACGCGGTTTTCTGCCTCCTGTCTGATTCTGGCTAACTCCAAATCTTCGGAGCTTTTTGTTGAATTTCTTCCACCGCCATATATACGCTTTGAAGTATTACCCCTTCTTTTAAGCAATGCTTCATTATCTGTAAGAACATCATTTAAGTTCTTTAACGCATTTGTACCTATGTCCAGAGTTTGCTTCATTATTTCGCCAACTGGACCATCGCCTATTGTTCTAAATAGGTTATCCCAAGCATCTGCAAAATTATAAGACTTGCCGCCAAGAGTGTCCATTTGCTCAGACATTGAGCCTGAGAAATTAAGCTGGCCTAATTTAATTAGAAAGTCTTCTATTTCCTTGGCATTTTTACCAACTTGAGTAGTTACACCTCTAAAAGTGAATTTAACATTTTCGCCCTCGGATCTGGACTTGATGCCAAACTCTTTTAAGCGCTCAAACTCTCCGGTAGTTGCATCCGCTACAGCTTCAATTAGCTGTGTTAGATCTTTACCCATAGCAGAGGCAGTATTACCGTAACTTTCGAGCGCTTCCTCACTGGGGGTTAAACCAAGGTTTTTTAGCTTAATAAAAGCTTCGATTGATTGGTTTATTGCGAAAGGAGTTTTTTCCGCAAATTTATTGAGTTTATCCCAAGCTAAAGAAGCATCTTCAGCGCTGCCTGTAGCTGTCTTAAGTTGAGCATTATATTTTTGAAGAGATGCAGTTTCCCTAAATGTTTTATTTATGGCAAACCCCACAGATAGAAAACCAGCAAGTTTCGTAGTAAGTCCAAGAGCGGAACCGCTTAATAGATCTAAACCGCCTTTACTTTTTGAAAGACTGCCATGCATTTCTTTAAGACTTCTTGAAGATTTATCTGTGGTCTTATTAAGTTTATCCGTAGATTTATCGGCTTTATCAGCCTTACCAGAGAAATCTTTCAGTTCTTTACTGGCTTTATTAACCTGCTTAGATTCAACCTTTAAAACTAACTTTGAGACATCTTCCATTGTTCATTATCCAGTGCTTTAATTATATCAACCTCTACAGGATCAATATCAATTCCTTTTAGATCACTCCAGGCTTTTATTTCCTGGTATGAAATAGCACTGCCATTTCTCAACTCTAAAAACCAATTCCAAAGGTAATAAATGAATCCAGGTACCTCCGGTATCTTCAAATACTTTTGCGGATCCTCACCTTTAACTTTCGCAACTTGCTTAAGACTCGCATAATTTGTTATTTTCGAACCTTTAACTTTCTGAGAAAGCCAAAATTGCCGCCGGGCATATTCCTTTAGCTGCTCGACGGCTTTGTAAAAAAGTTGCTTCTCTTAGAGCTAAACTCAATTATTGACTCTTTGATATGAGGCGCTTTCTCAAGGAATTCCATAACATTTTTAGAGTTGCAGTCATGCTTGAAAGACCATGATGAAACTAAAGAGGATGCTCTGAAAAGCTCAGCTTTTTCAAATATCTCCACCTCTTTATCTGGGGTTACTTTTCCAGAGTCATCGGAATACTTTATTACAGATTGTCTTGATTCTCTCAATGCTTTTACCTCAGCGACTTTATAAGCCTTACTATCAAACCCTCTGATAATAAGGTAGTGACCTGAGCCGCTACCGTCTGGTAGCATTAGCTCAAGTTTAGCGCCATCCTCTGATTGAGGCTGAGTAAAAAAATCTTCCATTTCTATTTTTTTCATAATAATGTCCCTTCTATTATTTCTTAAGCGTCAGTTCTGGTTATTTTGATGTTGGTATCTTCTGTCACATCATAAAGAGCCTGGAAAGGCATAGTCAGAGTGATTGGCCCTGAAGCTCCTGTATCTGGCTGACCGCCAGTATATTTGATGTTTGGAAGTAATATTTCATAAGCGTTACCAGCTGGATCGGTTATAGTAAGCTCAATACTTGAAGGTGTTTCATCTAAGAACTTTTTAAGAAGTGTTGCATCTTCAAAATAAACTGTGATTGATCCAGTTAGGTTTGATCGGTCAATTGACGGATTGATTGTCTTATCTGAACCAATGACAAACAGAGCATTCAAACCGTTATTAAGTGCAAGACTTAATTCTGTAACAACACCAATTTCACTGTCATTCTCTTTCAGAACTCCATTGAATGTATCAAATACATTTGTAGTGGTAACAGCATTAACACTGGATCCAGCCGGTGCACTGCTAGAAATGGCAAGGTCTTGACCTAAAATTCCAAAAGAGCTGTTAATAATCTGACCTGCAGAAAGTGAAAGATTCCAGGTATTAAGTTCACAACCTGTAAATAGGTGATTCCCATCCGATGCTAGCTCTTCAAAATCACGAAGAATAGAGAAAGAACGGCGAGTAGTACCGGCTTTCAATACATCTGCTGTCCAGGTACCGCCTAAAACGGCTTCAAGGAAATCGTCATAAGTTCCATAACTGAGTTCACCGGAAATTTCACCGCCACACTGTTTGTTACCATGTCGAAGCTCCGCAATCTGGCGATCGCTCCGCGCTTCTTCAGATAAAACAGCGTCTTTAGTAATGGCGAGAGTACAGCCGGTATTTCTTAGTTTTTGTAAAGTCGGTGTTGCCGGTGTTGTTCCATATGTGGATTCAACAATAAAGCTGAGTGCGTGTCTTAATGCATCTGACATTTTTATGCTCCTGATCGAGTTAAATCACTGTAAAATGTTAAAGTCAGCGATCTTCGATAAAAGTTGCTAACTATTCTGCCAGCGTTAAAACCGGCCTTTCTTATTCGAACAACAGCACTGCCGTATGTTATGCTTTTGCCTCCCCAAAAATAAGCCCGGGCAAGCTTCTCAAGTTCCGTTAGTCTATTAAGACCAGTTTTTTCAGGAACGTTGAAATCTATTTGAAATAATCCGGTCATTCTGTCTGAACCACCTATACCGGCTGTTACCGGCTCCGGTTCATTTGGAATAAACCTTAAAGAAAACCACTCTGTTTTATCAGTTGGGTCAAAGTCTCTGTTTTCCTTTGCAACGTTAGCTAGGTCAATAGAGTTATCAGTAAAGAAACCTTGAGCGCCACTAATAAGAGCTTTTTCTACATCGTCATAATCAGTCATCCGTATTGCCTCCTGATATTCTCAGAGATACGTATAATGTTCTTTCGAACCATACCTTCAGGAGCTTTTTGAGAGCTGTGGCCGCCATATTCAATTTTATAGGCGTAAGGAAGATTATTTGTTAAGTAAATATCCTGCTCACCTTTTGGCATTCTCTGGACAAACTTAGAAACATTTTGAATACTTTTATTGCCGTCCGGATCAATAATATTTGCTTCACCACTTGCCGGGTCATTGCTGGTAATCTGCCAGTCTCCACGTAAACGACCTTCAAGTACTGGAGTATCTAAGATAACAGATTTGAAAAGACTAAGAACGATCGCTCTACGGATCTTCTCAATGTTATCATCTGTTTTATTGGTCCAGAGCTTCACGGATTGGGCAAAATTCATAATTAAGATCTCCCGTGATGCCATTTTTTAAATTTGATGTATGGCCGGCCAATGATTGTCACTGACCAACGCCATGCAAAGAAGCGAACACGAGAAACACCACGCATAAACTTATGTGAAATTTTCTTATCCGGATAAAGAAGTTTTTC